ACCAAACCCTCCGCTGTTTGCTGCACGACAAGGTGGACGTGTGGGAATGCTTTATCGTCAATGCACACACGATTATAAAGTTATTCCTATACAAAAAAAGATTAGAGAATTACTTGGTGTAAAACCAAAACATAGAGTGCCTAAAGATGTAATTGTAGAACAATGGATAGGTATATCTACAGATGAAGCTATGCGTATGAAAAAAGCTAGACTGCCGTGGTTAGAATCACGTTGGCCATTAATAGAAATGCGCATGTCACGTATGGATTGTTTACAATGGTACAGGGATGTAAAGAAACATCCTATGCCTGGTAAATCATCTTGCATAGGTTGTCCTTATCATCACAATGATCAATGGAAGAACATGCAAAAGAATTATCCAGAAGATTTTGCTGACGCTGTAGAGGTAGATAATCTTATTAGAAATGGTTTAAAAAATTCAGAAGCTAAATTGTATTTACATAAATCAGCCAAGCCATTAGGAGAAATAAATTTTTTAGAACCCAAAAAACAACAAAGTTTATTTGGCGAAACTTTTGACGAAGAATTTGCTGATGAATGTGAAGGTTTATGTGGAGTATAATAAAAGCTGTGTCCGCGAAGGACCACAATATAAATGTTATGTATGCAAACAATGGTTTGATAGACTTTTATATTGGTTGGATAAACAATTTAATCCGGATCAAAAATATAGAATAATATTTTTATGTGGTCCACAATGCGCAACGGAGAAATATGAGCGAAGTAATAAGTAAAATACCAGTACAAGACACGAGATTGTTTTACAAAAGGTATAACAATTTTGAAAACTTAAATAATTTATTAATAACAGAAATAGAAAAAGAACGAGGTGACAATCCTGGTGGTATGATAGGAACTAATCCTGGTTGTTGGCGTAGCATGTTTAAATACAAATGCGAAAAAGAATTAATGAAACCAATTGGTATGATTATGTCAGCTTACATGGATCATTACTTTCCTAAAAAACCCATGGATGCAAGTATAACATATTGGACAAACGTAAACGAAACAGGCAGCAACAACATATTTCATTCACACTACCGTGCAGATGCAGATCTATCTGGTGTGTATTATGTACAAGGATCTAACACAGGTTTAATTAGATTTGCAACACATGAACAAATGTATCGCATGATACCTAATCACATGCCACACGCTAACATGATAGCACATCAACCAAGTGATGGTGATATATTGTGCTTTCCATCTTATCTTTTACATGACGTAGACATAAACAGAAGTAACAGACAACGTATTACGATTGCATTTAATGCAAAAATAAAGTTTAAAGAAGAATCAAACGTTATAAATATGCCTGATAGAAGTGAAAAAAGTGAATCATTGGAGAAATAACGAAGAAATGGCTGTTTGGGACCCTGGTGAAAAAACCACGGTTTTCAGCCAAATAAAAAAGCTCATAATTGCCCGGTATCGGGCTTTAAGAGAGTGGGCTGTGTGTTTGTACCCGGGTAAAAGACTAAAATGACCCAATTATTTGTCCTAGTCATTAGTCTATGGGGTTTTGATGGTAATGAGTGGGTTTACGTTGGCAATCAGATTGTATTAAACGAACCCATGATAAAAGAGGAGTGTATGGAGATAAGAGAAGACTGGTCATGGCATGAACAAAATGAGTTTTATCGTTTTTCTATAGAATGTCATGAAGCATGATAAATGTGGCACACCTGATTGTTGTCAGGAATGTGGACCAATACAAAATAAATTAAACAGATATGTGCAAATACTTGGTAACATAGAAGAGGATCAAGATAAGTATGTGTGGATTATGGAGTTTGGTAAAAATTCTATACCAATGAAAAACGATTACAAGGTAGATGAGTTTGAGGTCAAAGGTTGTCAAACACAGACTTGGTTAGTGCCGCACTTTGTTGATGATAAAATGTATTTTAGTGCAGATTCAAATGCACTTATATCTAAAGGCATGGTGTGTATAATAGCAGACGTGTACAGTGGCTCGAGCGCCCAGGACATTAACGAGTTTGATCAGGATAATTTTAACGAATTAAAGTTAGATACTTTACTTACACCAGGTAGAAACAATGGTGTATATAGTATGTTAAAACAAGTAAAAGATTACGCTACTTTATAACTTTTTTTAACCACAAATAAAACGCGTAACAAGCAAATAAATAAATTGTTGCAACGCCTACATCTACTAGATGTTCTCTCATGTGATATATAAATTCTATTCCTGCTTGAACGTCACCCATACCACCTTCGTTGATAGTAACGTTTTTAGTTCCTTCAAAATTTTCTATGGTTTGTTCCACTAATCCCACTTAGCTTTAGCACGTAGTGACCATCTTTTAAAAGCTTCTGCGTCTATATCTTTTTTAACTAATGTAGCACCAGCTGGTATTTCATTATACAAAGCAATTACTTCTCCGTCTTCTATATGTACAATGCCTGGACCACAAAAAGCATCTTTGACAAATTTTGTTTTCTTTTTCTTCATTAATCTTACTTCTTTCATGCAAGATGATAATGATTCCATAGGAATGTATTGTGTCATTTGACTTTCTTGATCATTCATATTACCAAAAACAAACATTAAAATTACACTAATAACTTCCATTTGTACTCCCATTTTCTCTGACTTTATCTTTAAGTTTTTCTATGTCAGCAATCATTTTTTCTATGTCTTGCTGTGCTCTTTTTATGTTTACAGTATTACTCATCATAGATTCCATTTCTTCTTGCATAGCTTCTAATTGTGTGGCCATGAACTCAATTAGCATGTCCTGCTGACTATCGGCGGGAAGGGAGCCCATTTCACCACGAGGCCATTTAATTCTAAATTCTGTATTTTTGTCAACATCAGCTAACATTAATTTACCTTGGGTCTCAATATTATTTAGGCGTTCAATCACGCCAAAATATGCCCACACGCCTAACGCTGTGGCCCCCAATATTGAGAGCAGGTTACGCATAGGCATGCTTACGCTGGTGTTATCTGAGACTTTCATAATGTATTTAATCCTTGTATAGGAAAAGCTTCAAATGGTAAACAATAACCCATGGTCACCATATTATTCTTATATTCCAATGGTTTAGCTTCGTAAATGTTTAGGTAATCTGTCAGTGCTGTCATGCAGCTATCTTCGTCTGCATACAAAAAAGATTGTGTTTTAACTGATGGTAGACCAGGATTCGATATCATTAAAAATAACAACCATACTTTTATCATTTCTGTTCTTTTAAATTGTAAAAATAATTTGTGTCATCACCAGCTGTCCATTTTGATTTGTTTTCTACAGAGTAGTATTCTGTTGACACTTTAAAATCAGGTTGTTTTGTTTCTGCAGGTGTAAGTGATTTGTCATAGTATATGATTCTATTGTTTGGTTGTGCTGCATAGTGACCATTATCTAATTCTAATATGTTAAATGATTTGTGTTCTTCTGGCACTTCGCTGTAGCTGGTGTTTAATGTGTTGTGGTCCGAGTGACAGTTGTCAATTGTAAATAAATATTCTCCGTGATACCATGTTTTAGATGGCGCAAGATATTTACAACGTACACCAGCAAGTGATTGTTTTTCTATTACTGTAAGATTGTAACTAAATGCATCCCACAGTTCTAATTCTTCTAGTGAAAGATTATTTTTAACATCAGGGGAACTAACAAAAGCACTAATAGGGAGCTTATCATAAAGAGCACCATATTCCGGCAGATACGTTTCAAAGTAAAGCGCTCTACCCTGGATAGACTTACAAGTAATCCAAACACCTTCTACAAATTCTCCATGACCTTTTTGATGATCATATAAGTATTCTTTTTTTATAAATACTTTCGTTGGTGGTAGATTTGCTACTAGAAATGCCATATCCTCTCATGTAATGTTTGTGTGGTTCGTATTGTAACCATTTTAAAAATTTTTTCCAGTATTTTAGCATGTTTCCTTAATTGGGGACCCCCTGCAACGAATGTGCCGGAGGTCCACCGAGATGAAATGAAGTTGAGAACTTTATGTGTACATTATGTGCTAATAATGTGCAAGTAAAAAATGTGTCAAGTAAAATATTGCACTTGACACGAAATAAAGTACTTTTTTTGTTCACATTGATATGCTATAATTAGTTAAATGTCGATGTTGCAACATTGACGGAGTATGGCTGAACAACTGTAACGAGGTAGTAAGGCACGCTTGAGGGGAAGTACGGACAAGTGTCTGAGGTAACCAAGGGTGGTACTGAAGTAGTAGTTAACTTATATAAGGTTGACTTGTCGCGAAAAGGTTGGGGGTAGTCAAAGAATCCCCCTACTCACTAAGCTTTTTATGTAAGGGCTAGGCGTGTTTTTTGATTAAACATTTTTGCCTTTCAGCCTAGCTCTTACACAAGGAGCTATGTTAAGTATAAGAAAATATCAGGACTGGGTTAATCAATCTGCACGTGGTGATAGAATTACATATTACCGTGGATTTATTATGGCACCACAGCTAGCAAAAATAGCACCTACGTTAGATGAAAGACGTGTAAATGCATTAAAGAGATATGTGTATAGTTCTTACGATGGCAATATAGTTACGTTGGTACAGAAAAGACACGCAGATTTTGATTATGAATACATGGCGGTGCGTTTATGATCTGGGCGTTAGTATCATTTTTTCTTATACCTATTAAGATATGGATTGCGTTGTGGATTGTATATAAAGTTTATGGTTGGTTTTTGGGTTTATGAGTTTAGAGGCAAGATTAATTAAATTAAAGATAGAGTTAGATAAGTCTGTTTTACGTCACCCTGTAACTGCACAACAAATATTAGATCGTAAAAAATGGGAAAGAGTGCGTAATATATTAATTAAGAGATATAAGAGACATGAGTGAACCAGTAATAAAAGAAGTTAATACTAGAGAAGAATTAAAGCGTGCAGAAGACGCGTTTTATAGTGCGATGTTTGATGGTGATGAGGAAAAGATGACATTCGCAAATGACGCTGTATGTTATTACCAGACATTTGATGGTGATACGTGCCCCGAGTACCCAGGTTTTTAATGAAGTATTTATACTATGCAATTTGGTTATCTATAGCTACGGGTTTAGTATGTTTGTACAGTATAGGTAATTCACCAATATGAAATTAAAATTTGTGAAACATAAATGGAAAGAAATAGATATGACTGTAGAAACAGCAAGACAAGAGTTAAATAGATTAATTGATTTTTATAGAGATATGGTAAGTAAATCTAACTACAGAAGTGCAAGCCATACAATAAAACAAGCAGAAAAAGCGTTGGATTTTTTGTGTTCTAAAAAGGAGGAAAAATGAAATTAATAGAAGCAGCAATGGAAATAGATAAAATAATACGCCAGGCAATAGACGAAGGTGCAGGCTTTTATGACACTTTAACTAAAATAAAAGCTGTAAAAGTGCACGACGTAGAGTTTAGCAATCAAATGTTGTTAGAGGTTATGTTGGATTATGTAAAAAATTACACGGATTTTGTTAAGAATGAAGATGACATACAAGAAATGTTTGACGAAGCAGAGTCTAGTTGGAATAAAAAATATAACTAATGGACATTAACAGTATACCACGCGTAACGGTTACGTGGCAGGACGCACGCGACATGGAAACTGGTTGGATTGATATAAAAGATATATTAAAAGCGCCACTTGCCATTTGCCAGGAAACTGGTTGGTTAGTCGTGAATAATGATGAGAAGATAGTGATTATGAGATCGTGGTGCGTGGACCGGGATGATAATCATGGTGGAGGTGCAATAGCGATACCGAAAGGATGGGTAACAAAGATAGAGTATTTACAAGGAACACATGCAAACATACGAAATTAATTTATGGTTAGATAAGAAGATAATAGAAAAGGTTGTAAAACAATTTGACAACGACGAAGAGGTATTGCAATATATACAAGACAATTTTGATACAGATCCAGACCCAAGTTTTCCATCACTAGATCCTACAAGAGGATATACAAGACCAAAAGCTTCTAAATATACTATTACATGGTCTAGAGTGCATACATATGTACGTAAAAAAGGACCACATAGGATAGAGCTGACAGAAGAAGAAAAAGAAATACAGAAAACTTTGGAAGCGTCAATAACAAAAGAAGCAATTGATGAGTGGGGAGAAGCAGAAATGTTAAACGAAGTAAGGAAAGATTATTGGAGTAACCCAGATGCCAAAGGACTTGAAGAAAAAAGATAAACAAGGGCTAACACCCAAACAAAAAGTAGTATTTGAAGTAATACGAGATTTTATTAAACAAAATGGTGTTGCACCATCATATGAAGAATTAAAACAACTTATTGGATCAAAATCCAAATCACACGTGCATGGGTTTGTACATCAATTAGTGCAGCGTGGATGGATAGGTAAGGGAAATGGCAGAAATCGGTCAATTTATATTTTGTAATGTGGCATGTATAGTGATATATTTACTGTTTTTAAATTATTTTTTTGTTACCGGGATCAAAAGTGGTGCCACAGTGACACAAATGATGATTACGCTATATAAATCAATGACTTATCTTGTGGCACCTATGTGTCACTACTCTAGACGACGCAAGGCACTTTTTTGTTTTTTAGAAAATAAAATGAGTAAAAATTCAACTATACTGCGGGTTTTAGCATGGTAGATAAAAGATTAACTGGTGACACAAGTGGTGACACAAATATGGCAAAAAGATATCCAATCAGAAATGATGGATTGACAGACAAACAACGTGTATTTGTAAAAATATATGCAGAGAACGAAGGTAGATTAACACCAACAGAATGTGCAAGACAAGCAGGATATGCAGAGGACAGAGCAAACACAACTGCATCAGAATTATTAAATGGCAAACGCTTTCCAAAAGTTGTAGAAGCTGTGCTGGCACGCAGAGCAGAGTTACAAAAAACACATGAGGTTAAATTAGATAAACATGTACAAGAATTGGCTAGGCTACGTGAGAAGTCATTGGCAGAAAAGTCTTATAGTGCTGCTGTTAATGCTGAGCGGTTGCGTGGGCAAGCTGCAGGATTGTACATCGATAGAAAAGAGATCAGAACTGGTAGTATTGACTCTATGTCTAGAGAAGACGTTTTAAAAGCATTACAGGAATTAGGTATAGATGGACAAATTAAAAAAGAAGGTAACAACACAATCATATCAGTCGAGAAATCCGATAGCAAAGGACTTAAAGACATCACGCCTGTACCATCAGAGGATAAAAAAGAACAAGAAAAAGTATGACCGTAAAAACGGAGACAAGTTTTTGGAAGAGTTTCAAGAAGTACTTAGACGCTGGTGAATACATATCTTCAAGATTAGAAAGCTACGTTACACCAGGTTTCCCAGATTGCTTAATTTATCATAAAGATACAGGGTTCTTTACAGTAGAGTTAAAGGTCGCCAATAGTAGTAATAAAGTGGTACTATCTCCATTCCAAATTGCATGGAATATGCGTCATGCCACAGCTGGTGCACCATCATATATCTTAGTAAAGCTACCTGTCACGGGCGAAGTTAAATTGTTTCACGGCTGTAAAACCAAGGACCTGGGCCAAAGTAACGTGTTTTCTGTGCCCGGGTTGTACGAGGGACAGCTCACGGACCTAGATTTCCGCAAATTTGCGACAAACTCCCAAACTCCTGCATAAAACCAAAAACCCTTTTTGCTAAAATACGATGCACACCAGCCAGGCGCCCGGCGCCCGGTGCGCAGCTGCAAAAACAGGATAAAAGTTATCCACATGTAATGGTTTGTAATGGTTGCTTTTGTGTGTCAGATATTATATAATATAATTAGAAATATAACAAAGGAGTAGAAATGGTATTACCAGAAGATAGTAACAATGCAGTAGTAGATGCATTAAATAGAATACACGAAGCGTTAGAAGATAACAACACCGTGTTAAATAGAATAGCAAATCATTATGATAGTATTGTACCTACAATGAGAAAGAATCAAGAGGCAATACTCGATGATAACAGAAGTACATTAGACAAGATGTACGAGGGGATATTTAAGAAGGCTTAAACTCCGAAACTCCCATGGGTTATCTATAACCTTTGTTGTGGATAACCTGTGGATAACTCGCGCCCGGGCCCGTGCAGCCCTGACTGACGTACCGCAAACTCCGAAACTCCCATAAATGGCTAAAAACCTAGATAAATTGAAACGCCCATTTGAGCCCTACAGGCACCGGGCGCCCGCCAGTTCCCGGGAGATGCAAATTATTTTTCGTTGGATTTCTGCGATTTTTTATGCCCGGGTTCTTGACTTCCTGGCCTGAAGGAGCTATATGACCAGGAAGGATATAGAAAGTAGAAGGTAAAAATGTTACATTTCCTAGCAATTTTGGTCCTCGGATCTTTAAAGTTGGCAGCTGGTGCTGCAGCTCTGTGGCTGCTGCTTCAATATTTTTGAGCTGCTGCAAACTCCTGCAAACTCCTAAAGGTTTGCTACACCATATAAAAGGTGATGGGCTCTGGTGTCCACGCACCGGGCGCGCCGGGAGTTCCTGTGGTAAGTTTTATTACTTCGCACTTGTCATCACATTGGATTCGTGATATAAGATGAGATAGAAAGAGAAAGGATTGACTATGATTCGTTGGAATAAATGGACTAAAGATTATACATATACATATTTGTGGCACAAAGGTACTTGGAAACTTATCCACAAGAAAAGTAATAAACCTATTGTGTCATGGTTTGGAAAGATGTATAGTATGTTTAGTTAATCAATCGGATTCCGTACCTGAAAGGGCTGGAGAGTATAAACACCAGATAACATTAACTAGGTTAACCTAACACTCATTAACCGAGATAAAAATAAAAGTTAACCATATGACTTGGAGTGACCCGATAGGCGAGAGGCCAAGTAAACATTGACCCAAGATAAACGGAGATATTCGGCTCTTGGGTCAAAAGAGATGGTAATGGGGTCTAGTCCTTACTCGGTTGGCCAGAAGTCCGTTCTAGTCCCCCAAGCTCACAAACTCCCAAGCAAACTCCTAACCAAATTTAATCACGATATATTGTAAGTTGTTCCCGGGCCGGTCATCCAGAGTTGCTGACGCTGACGATTGGACATAAAAAAAGGGCGACTGATGTCGCCCTCTTATGACTATTATAAAAGGATATATATTACATAGTCAAACCCATGCGTTTAAGGATATATCCAACATCTCCTTGTAATCTTCTAATCAGGTCAATGCGTTCCTCCTTATCTTCTGCAACCCACTCAACAAGTGAGTTCATTAATACTCCACTAATTAGTTTCCAATCCATGCTGTCTTTTGCTGGAACTTTACTAATTAGTTCTTCTAAATCACCAACACTTGCTTGGTCTTTAGAATACTCTATTACTTCTTTCATAATAGGTGTTATGTTAACATTGTTAATGCTTTGTGTTTTTATTAAATCATTAGGCATAATATATATCCTCGCTTTCTGTCTACATACTAGCATATATAAATATTATTTGTTGTTGTATTTGTGCAACACTGTGGATAACCTGTGGATAACTCGTGCCCGGGTCTCTTATTGCGGCTCGCTACGCTCGCCGCCCGGTCTGCACTAACCGCAAACCGACGGGGGTACACCCCCCCTTTGCGCTTACCTCCTCTGTATTTGTTGCAAGTGCAAGTCTGAGAGTGACAATCATACACAAAAACGTTATAATTGGAGTCCCAAAAAAATTTTTACAAAATGGAAAACGTTTCTAAACTAGAATCATTAGATACCAATACACTTAAACTATTGCTTAAAAACGCTATGGACAAAAAGCGTGAAGAAGCACAAGGTGATTTTTTAAAATTTGTAAAAACAGTTTGGCCAGATTTTGTAGAAGGCAAGCACCACAAAATATATGCAGAAAAACTAAATCGTATTGCAAACGGTGAGCTAAAACGTTTGATTGTAAATATGCCACCAAGACACACAAAGTCAGAATTTGCATCTAACCTGTTTCCTGCGTTTTATATGGGCCGTCATCCAAAAGCCAAGCTCATACAAACCACGCACACAGGTGAACTAGCAATCCGTTTTGGACGTAAAGCCAAAAACATGATAGAATCATCAGAATATGAAAAAGTATTTCCAGAAGTTACACTTGCAGCTGACTCCAAAGCTGCTGGACGTTGGGAGTCAAATCATGGGGGTGAGTATTTTGCTGCTGGTGTTGGTGGGGCTATTACTGGTCGTGGTGCCGATTTACTTATTATTGACGATCCTCATTCTGAGCAGGATGCGCTCTCGCCAGCCGTTTTAGAATCACATTACGAGTGGTACACATCTGGTCCACGTCAGCGTCTACAACCTGGTGGCTCGATCGTTGTAGTCATGACACGTTGGTCAACAAAAGATCTTACTGGTAAACTGCTCGAGGCCCAGGGTAAAGACTCAATGGCAGACCAATGGGAAGTAGTAGAGTTTCCTGCAATTATAAACGACAAACCTATGTGGGGTAATTTTTGGTCTATGGAGGGTTTACAATCAGTCAAGGCATCTATACCTCTAACCAAGTGGCAAGCACAATGGATGCAACAACCTACATCCGAAGAAGGTGCACTTATAAAGCGTGAATGGTGGCAAGAATGGGAACCAGAAGACATACCACAATTAGAGTTTATTATACAATCATACGACACAGCATTTAGCAAAAAAGAAACGGCAGATTTTTCTGCCATAACAACGTGGGGTGTATTTGATCCTGACAACGGCAAAGGCAAAGCGTTGATACTACTTGATGCAAAACGTGATCGTTGGAATTTTCCTGAATTAAAACGCGAGGCCATGGAACAATACAGGTATTGGGAACCAGAAATGGTAATCATAGAAGCAAAAGCGTCTGGTATGCCTTTAACACACGAATTACAAAAAATGGGTATACCTGTAATTAACTTTACACCGTCTAAAGGAAATGATAAGCATACAAGGGTTAATAGTGTAGCACCGCTTTTTGAAGCTGGTGCAATTTGGGCACCAAAAAAGACTTTTGCCGAAGAGGTCATAGAAGAATGCGCAGCATTCCCTTTTGGCGATAATGACGACTACGTGGATTCTACCACGCAAGCCTTAATGAAATATAGACAAGGTTATCATGTTACGTTAGAAGATGACTTTGAAGACGAGCCGACAGATAATACCAGGAGGAGGGATTATTATTAATGGAAGTAACGATTAGAGACAAACCAGCACCGGATTTTAATTACATGGATGTTCCTTTCGAACCAACAAGCAGTTTTTATCCTGATAGAATTTTCCGTGATGAAATGGCAGCACGCGAACAATTTTTTAATAGTCCAGATTTTCGAGCATCTGATGCAGGTCAAATGATTTATGCAAATACTGGTCGTGATTTAGATGTAGCAAAAGATGACTTTATAAATTTTATAAATGACTATGATTTAAAATTAAGAGAAGAACGACCTGGTGGTGTTTTAGATTACGATCCTAGAGTTTATAATTACGCAGACAATTTATACCGAGCAAGACAAAATCAATTTGCAAAATATAATCCCAAATTTGGTATGAGTGATGCGGGGCTCGAGGCCCTCGAACCTCCTACATCAATGTTTTATGGTTATCCTTACGGAGAAGAAACTGGTATGCCAGATAATCTTTCAGATTACATGTCTGATGTTTCAAAAGAAGCAACACGTTCTTTTTTAGGAAGTGGGGCTTTTTTAGGTGACACATTGTTTAATTTAGGGAGTAATATTCTTTACCCTTTTGATACAGAATCAATGACAGGTGGAGTTTTACCACGTGGTTATTTAGATATTATAAATTATACAAATGAAATGGGTGCGTTTCATGACCAATTATTAAGCCAGGGTATTTCGCCACCAGCACCAGATCAGTGGGAATCGTTAGGTTACAGCGAGAAAAAAGATATAAGTGACGAATTTAAAAGATTAACTGGATCAAAATATGATTATGATCCAACATACCAACCCATAAGTGGTGGAGTATTACAAGACCTTGTGGAACCTTTAGCAGAAGGGATGTTAATGCCAGAATCTTCGTACGAAGACATTGAAGGTATACCTGTTGTTGATCCATTATTTACACAACAAACATATAATTTAAACCCTGTGGAAATTGCAGAAATAACAGGTGAATTACCTTTTTTAAAACTTCCTTCAGGTCTTAAATTTGCAAAAGCTGGTATAGCTAAATATGCTCCAACTTTAATAAAAAAATATCCAAAAATTGCAGCTGCTTTAGGTCTTAGCGTTCCTACAATTACTGAATTTGCATTTGAAGAATAATGAACGCGCTTTTACGAAAAGCCATACTTAAATTTATCAGGGATGGCAGAACAACTGAAGCAAAAGATCAACTTAGAAAAACTCTTGGAGTAAAGAATTTTACCGGCGATAATGCAAGAGCTATAAAAGAATTATCTGTAGACGCTGGTTTAATGAAACCAGGCGATAAAGTATCACAAAAAACAGGAAAACGAGTAGGTGATCCTCAAAGAGATTATAAGAAAAAATCATTTATAGAAAAACAAAGTAAAATTTCTAAAAAATTAAGAAAAGAAGGCAAAGGAAGAAATTTAGATCCAGTTAATCAAAGAAGAATAGCCCAAGCTTTACTAAAAGGTGATGATCCAACGGTAAAAAAAGGTGGCATTGAGGGTATTATAAAAGCTGCAGTAAAAGAACCTATAAGAAGCGATACAGGAAGAACAAAAGGTTTATTATCACTTGCACGTGCAGCAATATTAAAAAACCCTAAAGATAAACAAAAAATACTTAGTAGACAAAATTTATTAGACTATGATGTGCAAATACAACCACAGTTAAATAAGTTAGATGATCTAGCTAGACAAATAGAATATTTTAGACAAAAAAATATATCTACCACACGTTCGCCAGCACAACATTTATCAGATTATAACAAACTAGAAAATTTGATGAATCAATACATACAACTAACAGCTAGATTAAGAAAAAAATTAGATCCAAATTTTGATATGACTTCGTACCAAAGAAGCATGATACCACAAAAAATGACTTTTGGTCATGAATCTGATTTAGGATTAAACATAGAAAACGCAAGATTAGGTAATGTAGGGTCAGGTTTTTCTGATTTTTTAACAACAGATGTAAACCGTTTAACAAACTATTTACCAGAAATAGGACCTTTGAATCGTGCTAAATTAGATTTAGATACAGCTATTATGCAATCAATGTTTCAAAATCCAGCAGGCCAACCAACATCTGCTGGCATAAGAGAGTTTTCTAAATTGTATGATAAGGCTGGAATAAGATCTGTATTACCATCACGCACAGGTAAAAAAATGATTTTAGGTACACCAGATGTTTACACTCAAATGGATTTTATGAAAAAAGCTTTAGATCGTAATCGACTACCTTTTCAAGGTATGAATAAAAAGAGTTTACAAGAATTATTGTACGGTCAAAAATTGTTAAGTGATTTTGGTTACAAAAAAGGAGGAAAAGTTCCTGCATACATGGCTGGTGGCATAGGTAAACTTGGAGCAAAAGTTATAAAAAATTTAGTAGGTAAATTATCTAACAAGGAATTAAAAATGATTTTAGATACATCTTTTAAAGGTACCAATCCGAGCAAATCACCTGCGAAAATTAGACAAAACAAATTATTAGAAAAATTAGGACCAGATAAATACAGATATAGAAACGTTAAGTCAGAGGTGTACGAATAATGGTAATACCTAGCATTACACGTAGAGCTTTTATGAAAGGCATTGCAGCGCTTGCTGGTAAAGCAGCAATGCCAAAAACTGTTAGCAAAGCCATGGAAGCAGTGACACCATCATCAGTAAACGTGGACAGTGCACCGTGGATACAAAACATGGTAGGTTCTTTAAAAAGTATTGTTGATAACCGTAAACTTAAATCGTTGTTACCTAATGGTGCAGAAGTAAGATATGTTAAAGCACCTGCAAACGAATTTGATTCACATACTTTGTCTATTAAAACAGCTGACGGCGATAGAGATTTTATAAAATACCATGAAACAAAAGGAGATATAGATATTGAGTTTGATATTCGTGATGACTATCACAATAACCAACATATATACGTTAACAAAAAAACCGGTGCTACAGAAATAGTTGATGACAACTATTACATGACAGGACCAGAGGATTATGCAAAAGATGACCCAATTGTTTACGATGCAACAAGAGAGGCTATACGTAAAAAAATGATACTTGCTGATGAAAAACCAGATGACTACATGTATGATTACATGTCAATGCCAGATGATTCTGACTATGGTTATTTGTTTGAAAGATATGCAGATACGTTTTCGCCTTCCGGTGGCATATTTAAAACTAAACAATTTGCTGATAACGAAAGAGCTAAAAAACTTATGCAAGAAGAAATGGATGAAATAATGTTTGAACAACAATTTAGAGATGGTAATATACACGGTTTTAATAAAGGAGGAGTTATGAAAGACGTCGTACCACCATTAGATGGCTATGCAGCTGGTGGCGTAGGTAAAAAAATAATACAAAGAGCTGCTCCAAAACTTTTAGATAAGTTACGTGAATTTGCACCACAGATTACAGGCAAGGTAGATCCCAAACCTTTTACAGTTTTTGATAACGCAGGATTACCGGTAAAAGATTTTAAAACATACGATGAGGCAATGAAGTTTGCCAAAGAAGATCCAAATATGTTGTCCGTTGGCAACACGCCTAAACCAGATGTATCTGCAGATACACCGGCAATGTTTTTCCGTTCTAGAGAAGAATTAATACAAGGACCACCAATGTTAGAAGGACAACAATGGTTAAATTATTTTAAATCACGTGGCATACGTGACGCAGAAATGATGGACACGTCATTAGGTCCATTCTTAAATCAAAATTTAAAAAACAAAATATCTAAAAATGATTTAATAAAAAAATATGATGAAACAGTTCCTGATTTTGACGTCCAGGTTTTAGGACAAGGCACTGACGGTGCTTTACAAAACATGTCAATTGACAGGTTAAGACAAATAGATCCAGCAGTTTTTTCTGCAGAAGCAAGACCAATTATAACAACTATACAAAATCAAATAAAAGACGTTACAACCACTAAAGCAGAAGATCAGTTTTTAGGACGTTTAGATAATTTGTTTGACAAAGCTTACGGCATACCAAACGTTAGTAAAACTGGTATACCTGCAGACAACGCTATGGTGCCTTTTGAAATAAAACAATTAATGAATGAAATTTTAGCTGGCACAGGTAGAAGAGGCGCAGGTTTTAAAGCTGCTGCTTTTGTTGACAGAGCTAAATATTCTGGTCAACAAACTTTACCTGATGGATCAAATTACAGAGAGTTTGTTTTTAGTTATAAACCAAAAGGACCACGTAAAAACGAACCTGTATATTCTTATGCACATCAATTTGGTGCTGCTAAAACTGATAATGCTTTCATGCACGCGCGTGTGTCTGACAGGACAGATGAATTTGGTAATAGACTATTGTTTGTAGAAGAATTTCAATCAGATATGCATCAACCAATATCACGTGTTGTTCGTGAAGCAACAAAACAAGGAAAAGAAATTCCTCCATCTGGTAAATATGCACCACGTTTAGACGTAGAATCACCAGCATTAAACAAAGCTAATTTACAACAAATGGAATTAATACAAAGAAAAATAGAAAAACTATTAGAAACAAATCCTAATTCTCCTAAACTAGCTAAATTGTATGAACAAAAAGAAGAGATTAGAAACATAGAAAAAGCAAAAGCACAGAAAAGTGCGAAAGACACATCTGGTGTACCTGAAGGTCCATTTAAAAATTCTCAAGATTACATGGAGTTTGCTATTAAGTACTTGATGAGAGTAGCAAAAGATGGTAATTACGATGGCGTGGCTTTTTCAACACCGGCTGTTAAAAACCGTAATTTGTCACCAGGTAGTACAGATTACCAAGGTAATTTGTTCGCGTACGGAAACATTTTGAACAATGCAATACGTAAGGCAAAAGCAAAAACTGGGGCTGATTTGTTTGAAACGTCAATTGGTGCTAGAGGAGAATATCGTGGTGATATGAAGTATTACGGAGTTCCAGCACTGATGATAAAAGGCAACAAGAAGGCAATGGAAAAAATTAGCAAAGGATTGCCTGCTTATGCAAAAGGAGGTTTAACAAAAACTACACCTCCAGAAAAAGGACCACAACCATACGGCATCATGCAAGATGTTGTATCACCACTATAAGGGGAAATAGATGGCTAAAAAGAATCAAAACAATAACATAGACAAAGCTTTAGAAGCATTACAAGGCGCTTTGGATCTAGAACCAACAGGTCAAGAAATACAATTACCAGAACAAGTGGTAGATTTTGAATCAGACGTAGAACTAACAGAAACACCAGACGGAGGTGCGGAGGTAAATTTTGATCCTAATGCACCTATCGACAAATCAAATATTCCGTTCGATGCAAACTTAGCTGATTACATCGACGAATCTGAATCCCGCAAATTTGCTAATGATCTTGTGGGAGCATTCGAAATGGATAAAGAGTCACGTAAAGACTGGGAAGATACCTATGTCAAAGGACTCGATATGTTAGGTTTTAAATATGAAGACCGAACACAACCATTCGAAGGTGCGTCAGGGGTCGTACATCCTTTACTTGCTGAATCTGTAACACAGTTTCAAGCTCAAGCTTATAAGGAACTCCTCCCCCCAAGCGGCCCCGTACGCACACAAATAGTTGGAGCAGTTACACCTCAAGTACAAGACCAAGCAGAGCGTGTAAAAGAATTTATGAACTATCAAATTACAACAAAGATGAAAGAATATGATCCTGAAATGGATCAATTGTTATTTTATTTACCTTTGTCAGGTTCTGCATTTAAAAAAGTTTACTATGATCCAATGTTACAAAGAGGTGTATCTAAATTTGTAACAAGTGAAGATTGTGTAATAAATTATCTAGCAACTGATTTAGAGACTGCAGAAAGAATTACACACGTTGTAAAAATGACAGGCAACGAAGTTAGAAAGTTACAAGTTACAGGTTTTTACAAAGACATGGAATTGCAAACAGGCCATGTTGATACTTCTGAAGTTATGGACAAAGTTGATGATTTAGATGGTGTGCAAAAAGAATATGCAGACGGAGATGATGAACACGAAATTTTAGAAATGCATGTAAATGCAGATGTACCAGGTTTTGAAGATCCTAACGGAATAAAATTACCTTACATAATTAGTATAGATAAATATTCTAATACAATCTTGTCAATAAGAAGAAATTATTTGCAAGATGATCCAATGATGAGAAAAATTTCTTACTTTGTACATTTTAAATTCCTCCCCGGATTAGGCTTTTATGGATTTGGCTTAATTCACATGCTAGGTGGATTGTCAAGAACTGCAACAAGTGTTTTGCGACAGTTAATTGATGCAGGTACTCTTGCCAATCTTCCAGCAGGATTCAAAGCAAGAGGCATGCGTATACGTGATCACGATCAAGCAATACAACCAGGTGAATTTAGAGATGTAGATGTGACTGGTAATTCTATACGTGAATCTTTGTTACCTTTACCATTTAAAGAACCATCGCAAACATTATTTGCATTACTTGGTTTTGCTGTTGATGCAGGTAAATCATTTGCTGCAATTGCAGACATGAAAATGGGTGAAGGTAACGAACAAAACCCTGTTGGCACAACACTAGCATTATTGGAACGTGGCACAAAAGTCATGAGTGCAATACATAAAAGATTACACTACGCACAAAAAGAAGAATTTAGTTTATTAGCAAGAGTATTTCAATTGTATTTACCACCAGAATATCCGTACGAAGTTATCGGTGGTAACAGAATGATTAAACAAACTGATTTTGATGACCGTGTTGATATATTACCTATTTCAGATCCTAATATATTTTCTATGGCACAACGTATTACACTTGCACAACAACAGCTACAATTAGCAACATCTAATCCTAAAATGCATGACTTACGCGAAGCATACAGAAGAATGTACTCTGCTATGGGTGTAGATAACATTGATGCAATATTAAAACCAAATCCAGAAATGCCTGCACCTACAGGACCGGCAGCAGAAAATAGTGGCATTATGAGAGGTAACTTTCCAAAGGCTTTTCCTATGCAAGATCACATGGCTCATATTACAGCACACCAAGAATTTATGTTTACAAGAATGGTGCAAATTAACCCACAAGTTTATTCTGCATTACAAGCACACTTATCAGAGCACATAGCTTTGATGGCTGGAGAACAAATACAACAAGAATTTGCTGAACCAATACAACAAATGCAAATGGCTATGCAACAAGCACAACAAAATCCACAAGCAATGCAACAGTTACAACAGCAACAAGCACAATTGACAAATCAAATGGCAGCAAAACAAGCACAAATTGAAGCAAAATTAACAGCTGAGTTATCTGCAGCAGAAGAGGCACGTATGAGTAAAGAGCCTAAAGATCCTCTTGTTAAATTAAAACAACAAGAGATAGATTTAAAAGCTATGGAAACACAAGCTAGACTTGCAAAAGAAATTGCAATGGATCAAGAAAAATTAGATCTTGAAAGAGATAAATTAGAAACTGATACTGGTTTAGAAATTATGAAAATGGAAGCAGCAGCTGACAGTCAATCAAACACAGAAGCCATGACAGTTTTACGAGAAAATATAGTTTCAGCGCGTGAGGCAATGAAAGAACAATCTTCTGAAAAAATAGCGAGGCAAAATGCAAGACAAAATGAAAAGAAAACTGACCAAGATCAGTAACGCAATGTCAAAAATAGAAGACGCTGCCAGAACTGAAATAGCTACAACAGAAGATTTTATGCTTGTTTGTTCTGCTTTAATGGCAGTTACGCGTAACATGTACGTAGAAGGATTAGGTCCACAAGCCACTGTGCAAATGTTTGAAGCAGCAGCTGACAGTATAATGGTAACAGAGGAACTTTTATCGGAGTTTGGTGATTATGCTAAACCCACAATACATTAGGAGGAAACATGCCAAAAGTAGGTAGCCAACAATTTCCATACACATCAGCAGGTGTTAGAAGTGCTATGATGCATGCAAAAAACACTGGACAAAAAGTCAACATGATGAAAAAAGGTGGGAAAACGAAACGTCTTAAGAAAGGCGGTTCGATGAAAATGAAGAAAAAATAGGAGGTAACATGAATTTATTAAAAGATTTATGGGCACACTTAAAAGAATGGAGTGACTGGGGCATGAAAGACTGGATTAAAGCCGGTATCGTTGCAGTTATTGTTCTTGTTGTGCTTAATTCAATGATAGGCGGTTAATGAGCATATTAGGATTAAGTTCATTTACGGCAGATGACGATAGACGTCAAGCTTACCAAGCTAATCAACAGCGTGCTGCAGTTAATGCAGCACGTGAGTTTAATGCTACTTTTGGTAATCCTGAATATGTTATGTCACAACCTGCAGAGTTTTATACCAACAGGGATAATCTTTCTAAAATAAAACCAACTTTAGTTGCAATGCAAGGCAACAAAGATTTTTATACAACAGATCAAAACGAAAGCCGTAACATGTATCAAATGCTCATGAATAAAATGAAAGGTGGGCAAGGTGCAGAGATGATAGACACAAGAGGCTTGCCTGCAGGTGCGTATAGAACAGGTAGAACTTTATTCCAAGATCCATCTAAATCAGCAGGTTTTAGAGCTGATCTTAGAAATATGCTTGGTGATTTAACTTTTCAAAATAAAAGATTATCTCCTGAAAATAGAACATCAAACCCTGCAGCAATAAGAGTAAACACATATAATCCTTTTCCTAAAGCTGGTTTTGGAAAAGAATTTTATAAAAGAGAATTTCCAATGGCAAGTGCATTTTCTAATGCAATGGAAAAAATAGAAAATTTACCTACCTTGCAATTAATAAAAAGTTTTTTACCACAAAGAAACAGACCAGTATTAGAAAGAGATCCTGAGTTTGTAAAAACAGATGAGGAACTAGCGGAAATAGGAGCGTATGAATCATTACCTATGTTAGAATTTAACGACATTGATCCTGACATGAGTAATTTAGATATTTTAGATATATACGTACAAAATTCTGAAATACCTCCACAGTTTAGTATAGAAAAATTAAGAAATGAAGGTAAAGGAGGAGCATTTAATTTAGAAGATAACATTCCTAGTGTTGTCGAACCCGATGAAGAAATAGTTCCAAAAATTAAACCAGAACCAGATCTTAATATTAATGTTTTAGAAGAAGAAGATTTTAATTACGATGAACAAGAAATATCATTCAATAATCAATATGATTTTGTAAATGATAATCCAAATTTTGATGGACCTTTTGAATACGTTATGCAAATAGTAGATGAAACTGGTGCAAGTATAGAAGATGTTATTGGTAACGCAATATTGAATGGGATTATAAAAGCAAGATAATGGTAAATCCACATTACGACGGACCTCCTGTTGGCTCTTCAACTGGATCTAGTTTTGGAGCTGTAGGCGGATATACACCCCCACCTAGTAGTGGCGGATCTTCTTATTATTCTGGTAATAACAGTAGTAGTAATAGCAGTAGCAACAATAACACCACATACTACGACCCTAAAGCAGATGAAGATGCAGGAGTGTATGAAGAAAATAAAGATTTGTATGATTCTTTAAAAGATACTTACACCCCACCAGAAAAAACATACGGACCAGGAACTGCAACACCTGGTGAAACAGGTTACGCTTTTACCAAAGCTAATCCAGCAATATTAAAAGGAATAGATCCAAAAATTTTAAAATTTTTTGGTTACAAAGGTGGACCTAACATTCCTGTAGAACTTCTTAAAATGATTATGGAAGGTTCTATTATGGGTGGACCTGAAGCAGGAAATGTTGCAGGACCTACATACAGTGATATTGAAAAAGCTAGATTAGGTGAAAATCCTGAGTACGCAGCTTTTCAAAGTTTTTATGACAGAATAATGCGACAAAGCAACTTGATTGATATAACTCAATCAGGTGGTGGTGGAGGTGGCGGCCGTGGTGGTCGAGGATATGGTTATGGTTATGGATATGGTAGTGGAAATTTTAGATATGGCGGTGGCCTAGATAGACTAAGATATGCACATCCTTTTAAAAACAAAAATAATCTTGGTTCTGAAATTGCAGCAGCAATTGCAAATAGAACTTCACAACCGCCTATTAATCAATTTTTATTCACTCAAATGTTGCGTAGAATGCCAGGTGGTGGTATAACGGAGTTAGTATAATTATGTGGCAGTTATTAGCAAAACCATTATTAGGAGTTGCCGTTGATGGCATCAAAGGCTTCGTAGAGACTAAAAAGTTAAATGGCGAAGTCAAGATTGCAAAAATTAAGGCAGAAAAAAAGAAACAAGAAGACATAGCAGCAGGTAAAATTAAATGGGAAGCTGCAGCTGTGGATCAAATGAAAGGTTCGTGGAAAGACGAACTAATTTTAATTTGCCTATTGGCGCCAGCCGTAGCAGTCTTTGTGCCTAGTTGGACACCACACATAAAAGCAGGATTTGAAGCCTTGCATTCTTTACCTGATTATTATAAACATCTTTTATATTTAGCATGCTCAGTAAGCTTTGGGGTTAAAGCTGGACCTGTAGCAATGAATTTTTTTAAAAAGGGGAAATAACTATGAAAACTGTAGATAAGAAAAAAAATCCTGGTCTAGCAAAGTTACCAACTAAAGTTAGAAACAAGATGGGCTACAAAAAGAAAGGTGGCAAACTTAAAAAAATGATGGGTGGCGGAACAATGGGTAGAACTATGATGAAGCCAAACATGATGTATAAAAAAGGAGGCAAAGGTAAAAAATGAGTGTACCTAAAGGATATCATAAAACAAAAGATGGCAGAATTGCTAAAAAAGGTTTGTATTACTACATGAACAAAGCTAAAAAATCTGGCAAAAGCAGACCAGGTAAAGGCACAGTAACAGACAAAGCATTAAAAGAATCTGCTAAAACGGCTAAAAAACCTACAAAGAAGAAAAAGAAAAGAACTTAATGCAAGATGAAACGGCAATCTACATAATCTTGAAAAAGATTAGATTGCGAAAAGAGGAGTTGAAAGAAGTCGTTGCAACTGGATTACCCAGTTGGGATGAATATAACAAAACCGTAGGACAGTTTACTGCCTATGCAATAATGGAACAGGAGATTCAAGACCTGCAGAAAGACGAGGAAAACAATGACGGAGAAAGAACTACCAAAACGTAGATTTGCGTTAGAAGAAAAAGATTTAGCTGTTGAAGCTGATGAAAATAATAAAGTAGCAGAAGAAAAAGAAAATAAATTTCTTAAAAAAATACAAGAAGATGCTACAAAAGACATAGAACATTTACCCACAGAAAAAGTATTAGAACGGTTGCCCGATCCAACAGGTTGGCGCATGTTAGTTTTACCATACAGAGGACAAGGTAAAACAAAAGGTGGTGTAATATTAACAGATGAAACAATGCAAGAACGTGGCTATACAACAGTCACAGGTTTGGTTCTTAAACAAGGACCAGATTGTTATACAGATAAAGAAAGGTTTCCAAACGGACCTTGGTGTAAAGTAAATGATTGGATTATATTTGGTCGTTACGCCGGTTCTAGATTTGGGATAGAAGGTGGAGAAGTGAGGATACTTAACGAGGACGAGATAATTGCTGTGGTAAAAGACCCAGAGGATATCTTGCAATTTAGAACTTAACAGGAGGATAAATGCCTGCAGAAGCACAAACGAAAGTAGAAGCACAATCTGAAGCTGAAGCAAAAATGGTAGATCTGCCATCTGACGGACCTAGTGTTGATGTAACAGTACCAGAAAATTCTACAAAAACTATTAATCCTGATGTTGAACAAGAACCACAAGACGTAGTAAAAGACACTGCATCTACCGAAGAAATGGACGACTATGGTAAAAAAGTTCAATCCAGGATAGATAAATTAACAAAAAGATTAAGAGAAGCTGAAAGAAGAGAACAAGCTGCAATAGAGTTTGCCCAAGGTGTACAGCAAAAAACCAAGGACTTACAAACTAGAGCAAAAACTTTGGACAGTGGATATATAACAGAGTTTGCAAGCCGTGTAGAAGCTGAAACAGCAGAAGCTAAAAAAGCATTAAAAGCTGCCGTGGAACTAGGAGATACTGATGCTCAAGTAGAATCACAGCAAAAATTAGCACGACTTGCTATAGAATCTGAACGTGTAAAATCTACACAAGCACAACGTGAAAGATTAAAAAAGGAAATGGAGGCACGTGGAGTTAATCCTAACCAACCACAAATGCCTAATCCTCAACAAATGCAACCACCTGCACCCCCACCACCGCCAGATCCAAAGGCAGAGGCTTGGGCTGAAAAGAACAAGTGGTTTGGTGAAGATGAACCTATGACCTTGACTTCTTTCTCAATTCATCGTAAACTGATGGAAGAAGGATACGATCCGTCATCTGATGACTATTACAGTGAAATAGACAAAAGAATGAAGGATACATTCCCTCACAAGTTTGAACAAAGTTCAGAAAAGTCAACGCCAAGTCAGGCTGTTGCTTCTGTTAACAGAGGTAACCCTGCACAAACGCGCAAAGGTACTGTGAGACTCACACCGTCACAGGTAGCCATAGCAAAAAAATTAGGTGTGCCACTACAAGAGTATGCGAAGTACGTGAAGGAGTAGGCATATGAATACAAATACAAAAACTAAACTACCATCACGCGAGTCTGAAAATAGGTCTAAGAGAGAACGACCTAAGGTATGGACTCCACCGTCACAACTAGATGCACCACCTGCACCTAACGGTTTTAAACACCGTTGGATTAGGGCCGAAGCAGTAGGACAGATGGACCAAAAAAATGTGTCCGCTAAACTACGAGAAGGATGGGAATTTGTGAGAGCAGATGAATATCCGGAAATGGAATGGCCTGCAATTGATTCAGGTAGATACGAAGGTGTCATAGCTGTTGGAGGTTTAATGCTAGCAAGAATTCCTGATGAGATTGTTGCACAACGTAAAGCTTATTTTGAGCAATTAACTCAAGACAAAGACGAAGCTGTTGCAAACGATCCTATGAAGGACCAACATCCTAGCATGCCAATCTCGAAAGAGAGAAGTTCTCGCGTAACTTTTGGTGGTAAGAAAACCTAATAAGATTTTTAACACTCAGTTACAAAATTTTGACAATACTTGAGGTAAGTGTTGTTATAACAATTTATGTAAGGAGATAATCATGGCTAATAATAATGCGCCATTCGGCATGAGACCAGTGGGTAGATTAGGAAGCGCTCCGATGACACAAGGTACGTCAAAGTACAAAATTGCTGATGGCTACGGCACTGCAATTTTTAAAGGCGATATCGTAAAGTTAGTTGCTGCAGGAACAATACAATTAAGTTCTGTTACTGATGTTGCTAACGTTGGTGTTTTCAACGGTTGTTTCTATAATGATCCTACTACTAAAAAGCCGACATTTTCTAACTATTACCCTGGTAGCATTACGCCATCCAGCGGTGATATTGAGGCATTTGTCTATGATGATCCAAACATGCTTTTCGAAATTCAAGACAACGGAACTTTAGGCCAAACTGCTATCGGCGATAACGCTGATCACGTAGCTGGCACAGGTTCTACTGTTGACGGACAATCTAGAAACACGCTTGGTTCTGCTGCTGGCGGATCTGCGCAACTTAGAATAATCCGAATTTCTGAAGACCCGGATAATAGTGATATTGCTTCTGCGAACGCTAACTTTATTGTGAAGTTCAACGAGCATCTTTACTACAATAACGGGACAGGCGTATAAACCTAAGGAGATATTGAACAATGGTAATTTCAAGAATGCAATTGGTCAAAGAACTCGAGCCAGGTTTGAATGCCTTGTTTGGGTTAGAGTACGACCGATACGAAAACCAGCACACAGAAATCTTTGATACAGAGAATTCTGATCGTGCTTTTGAAGAAGAAGTAATGCTTGGTGGGTTCGCCAATGCAGCTGTAAAGCCTGAGGGTCAAGGTATTGTATACGAAGACGCTCAAGAAACTTTCACTGCAAGGTACACTCACGAGACTGTTGCTTTAGCTTTCTCACTAACTGAAGAAGCTGTAGAGGATAACCTCTACGACAAAATCAGCACTAGATATACAAAAGCGTTAGCAAGATCTATGGCTAACACTAAGCAAATCAAAGCAGCAAACATATTGAACAATGCGTTCAATGCTAGTTTTGCTGGTGGTGATGGTAAGGAGCTTTGTGCTACTGACCACCCAACGCTAAGTGGAAACCAAAAGAACGAGCTTTCTACTGCAGCTGACTTAAACGAAACTTCGCTTGAGCAGATGTTAATTGATATCGCTGATATGAAAGACGAGAGAGGTTTAAAAATCGCTCTTCGTGGAATGAAAATGATCATTCCAGTTCAACTTCAGTTTGTTGCAGAAAGATTAATGAAATCTGATGGCAGAGTTGGCACAGCTGACAATGACATCAACGCATTAAAAAACATGGGAATGGTTCCACAAGGTTATGTGGTAAACAACTTCCTAACTGATACTGATGCGTTCTTCATTAAAACTGATTCACCTAACGGATTAAAACATTTCGTTAGAGCGCCAATCAGAACTGCAATGGAAGGCGACTTCGATACTGGTAACGTTAGATACAAAGCTAGAGAGAGATATTCATTTGGATTCTCTGACTGGAGAGGTATCTTCGCTTCACCAGGAGCGTAAATCTTTAAGAGTGGGCGAAATTAGTTCGCCCACTCTACCTAGTAAACAGTTACCGAGGCTGGCTAGGCAGTACAGTATAGTGACGAGGTAACGAAAGCCCTATACAGGCAAAGGAGTATAACATGGCTACACATTTTAAAGGCCCAGTACTATTCTCAAATGCATCTGCATTTGAAAATTTAAAGATGTCTATGTGGCCTGATCAATTCACATATTTTGATGATTTTAATCAGGGTGCGTTAGACGCAACACACAATTGGACTATCGTAAAAGACTCAGGAGCGAGCGCAGCAGTTGTTGCAGACTCTCTATCTGGTGAAGTAAACTTAACTTCAGCAAATACTACTGATAACGATGGTGCATCAATACAAGCAAAACAAGAATCTTTTGCATTACCTACATCAGCTGGTAAAAAATTATATTTTGAAACTAGAGTAAAAATTTCTGAC